ACTGGTTGATGCTTATGTTTTTGTGCATCAGCAGTTTCAACTTCTTCTCTCGTTTCCCTGTTTGTCGTTTTTTTTGTTACCATTCGTATCCCCTTTTCTGAATAGTGCTGCAATTTGTTTTGTTTTTCTAATGCGTGTTTTGGCATTGGGGACTTTCAACGAGGTTTTTGTATCATCAGTACCTCTCTTGTTTTTTGGTTGAAGTAGAAAGGCAATTTGTTTCATATTACCATTCACGAGGAGATTTAGTTTTATGGCCAGCTAATTTATTTCCTGGAATACTTTCTTTCATACGGCCAATAACATACTTTTCGAAAGTAGAATCGGGTTTGCCAGTTCCAGGTGTTGACAAACGAGAACCATCAGACATAACTGGTAAGTTAACGGCTGAATGGTATTGTTCTAGATGAGGATTATCGGCCTTGAATTGGTCGAGTACTGTGTAAGACATACGGTGTTCTTCAATTTGACCCGTATTTTTATTCATGAAGTCATATGACGGCATTAAACCACTCCGGTATATTACGATTTTTCCATTTTGCGAAACGAATTTTCTCCTTTATATAGTAATTATGATACGACTTAAGCGAATCATAATTACGACCAGGTAAAGGATTTTTTGCCACGATTTTCAAATCGATAGGCATAGCTGGTGTTGGTGCAAAGAAATCACCGTTAGCAATTTCACCAGGAGGTGTGCTTAGTGCATCTTTAAGTTTGGAACACAGGTGGGTTTTGCCATAACGATGTGTGTATTCGTCAAGCAAGTGCGACCACATATCATACAGCCAAGTATAGTTTTCGATGTTATCACGACACCAGATGGCTGAAGGATGATTTACATGTGATGCTTTGTAAAGAATAGCTTCACGGCTATCTGCCAAGCGCCAGCGTTGAATACGCCGACCATTAGCAGTCAGGTCGGTGTATTGTTCGCCGTCAAGCATACGGTGTGCCGTTGACATGAGTTGTGCATACTCAATAATCATTTTTACTACATGCTTGTCGCAATGCATTTCGGCACAAATTTTGGGATTTGGGTCAAGATAAAAGATGTTCATAATGTAATTGTAACACAGGATTTCTCCTGTGTCAATCAAAATTTCCAGCCCTTGCAGAATCCAAATTTCTGTAGTTTCTTCAAGGCTTTTTCACAACGGTTACCAATGTCGGTACGATATTGCACATCATTACCAAATTTAACCTTCTTCACCAACTCATAGGCCTTATCCTTCGCCTCTGTAACTGAATTACCAGTGCCAGTACATACGATGATATAGGAACCTGCGGTGCCCCATTCAGGTACGTCCTCAACCAATTTACCGTCAATCATCTTGATTGCCTTGGTCAATTTAATTTCGCATGGGTGTAGGTTATCAATCTCGTTTGGTCCAACATCATCGGTCATCACAGGGAAGTCCAAATATGATTCTTCTTCTTTCTTATTGAAAGGGAAGTCTGAGTTAGCCATAACGACACCAACACATGTGCCTTCTTTTGCTTTGAATGTCTTTGAATTGCCTTTAAGAATGTCTAACATCCATTCTGCTGGGTCATCATTTTCCATGAGTGGTTGCATGATGTTCCACATTGGCCAACCTGGTCTTGCAGTCCATTCCATTGGCCATGGTGTACCGTCTTTCTCGTCAACGATACAGTTCATGTCGAGCATACCAACATAACCAATTTTCTTCAAAACTTTTTCCATTGGCTTCATCAACATGTCAGCCAATTTAGATTCTTTTGTGTAACGAGTAACTGTACCCATTTCACCGGTGTTAACACCAAGATCATCATTCATTTGTTTCTTGAATTCGAAACCTTCACACCAATAGTCAACCCAACCACCTGGTCCAAAAATGCCTGTTACAGCAATTTCAATACCTGGTTTGAATTCTTGTAGAATGAAGTAAGGTGCTTTGCCACCGGCTTCTTTGCGTTTGGTCAAGAAACCAATCATATCTGCTTCATCTTTAGCAACATATGATAGCGATTTATCTTCTTCTTCACCGCAAGGCTTAGAAACGTAACGCTTTGGATTATCTTTAACGAATTGAATGGCTTTGTCGTAGTTCTTGAATTCGAATGATGGAATGATTGCGCCACCAAATTCTTGGATAACGTCTTGACCATACATACGATTCAACTCTAGTTTTGCAGACTTCTTTCCTGGTCCAAATACAGGATAACCTTTGTCTTGTAGTTCCTGCATTTCATCCATGAGAGTCATGTTGTCGGTTACAAAAATTAGGTCTGCAACCTTAGCATAAGCTCTCCAGTTATCAATTTTATCAACCAAACCTTGGCCAATATGATCGCAACGGGAGCCTTTAGTGTACCATTTTACTGTGTGTCCTGCATTGATGCAACGTAGACACCAATCGAGTGCGAGCGCACCCGTGTCGATAACTAGAATTAGCATGTAATATCCTAAAAAAGTGTTGAATTACCTATGGTATTTATTCAACACCCATTCTATCACAACTTAGGAATATGAAGTGGTTCGTCAACTGAGGCTGACTTTTTTGTGGTTTTTGTAGTTTTTGCTTCTGGTACGTGATGTACCGGTGCAGCTGGTGCTGCATCTGCCTTGATTTTTGCAATGCGTTGAGACATTGCTTCTGGTGTTACCATGTGCATTACCAATTGCTGGAATACGGTAAATTCTTCTTTTACATTAACGACACGCTTACCACTAACGGATGCACTATCATTAAAAGCCATTTCGCAACCACCTGTACGCAATGGTGTAATTTCTACAACGTGTTCTAGGTTGACGATAACTTGGCAACCTTTTTTCACATCAAATACTTCAACGAACAAACTCATTATTATTCTCCTTTAGAGTGCTTAGAAAAAATATCAATATACTTACCTTTACGGTGTTCATTAGAAGCAACCGTTGCTTGTATATAGGACTTTCTCCATAGACCCCTCAAGTGCGGATCACGAATCTGAGCCAACATAAATTTGTATTGGCTTGGGAATTTGAAGTTCTTATCTGTTTTCATTTCTTTCCTTATTTCTTATCACAGTCTGTCACACGAATCAAATACACAGTCACATCATCATTAGGGCGCACAAAGAAACATTGGCCTTTGATATCCCATGTGAGGTGGTTTTGAATACCATCTTTATAGTCTTTGAGAATTGGATTGGTTTTCACTGGTTGCATGAAGAACAAGTAGTAAACAAATCCAATAGCAATTACGAATTTACCAATCGTAGCCAATACTGATGCAACTTTTTTGATGTTATCAGGTAGTGTAATCATTGTTTATCCATTACAAAAATCCAAACGTAAAAAACAATTCCCATGACGACAGCAACGATGCCACCGGTCTTCCAATCTTGGCAACGTTCATCGTGCCATTCTACTTCATACTCAATCATATCACGTTGACCAAGTAATTGTGCAGGTGCAGAATTTTCACCACCGAGTTCTTCGATGGCTTTATTCATGTTGTCTAATCGTTCTAAGGCTTCTCGCCTGTCTAGCCATGGTATCATACTTTTACCTTTTGTTAAAAAATTAAGTTAGGAAACCTGCTTCGTTTTGTGCAGGCTGTTGTGGTTCAGCATCTGAATATCTATACTCATAGATAGGTTTATCTGGCACAACATAAGGGAATGTTACAGGTACTCGTGAATCACGGCAAGTGTAGTATGATTTGAATGGTGTATCATCTTCACCTACTGCACCACGACACCATTCCCAAAAGACTTTACCATCAATGTCATATACATCACCATTAGCATCTTTGAATACGGATGAACGGCGTTTGTTTTGCCAGTGTGGTTCACCACCATAATCACGCACATTAGTCCATTCATCATCTGCACCCGTCAATGGTGACAGTGGTTTGAAGTCCAACAATCTCGTTAAAATACCAATTGCATATTGTGCGGAGAAACCAGAATGGCCTTCATTGGCAAACTCTTGCATCATATGTAGAATGTGTTTACGCATCAGCTGATTCATTTCATCAGTAGAATCTTCCGTCATTCCAATACGGTCTAATTCATCCATTGCGTGAGATAATAGGTTACTCAATTGTATTCTCCTTTGTCATTCTTCAACTCCAAAATGATTTTTGAGTCTTACTTCTGCTTGCAAAAAGGCATCTATATACACTGAGTTTTCTTCCGGTTCTACATCTCGGTGTGTATCATAATTTTTACGCAGAGCTTTTAACTCATCAATACATTCCCCAACAATCAACTCTGCGAATTTTTGGTCATAATGCTCCATAAACTTCGAAGTAAATAACCCAGATTGTTCACTAGCATATTGAAAAGATTCATTTGCAATTTTTTGAATTCGTTCGTTCATACGTTGTTCCTTCCTATACGGTTGTAGCCTAACTTTGACCGAATGTTTTTTCTATCTTGATTCTTCTCTGGTTTCCATGCTCTAGTATCAACTGTTTGACCAGTCAACTCATAACGGAAGTCTGGGTCATAAACCATGTATCCCAACTTGTTCCACTTGATTCCATCATCAAAGAGAAAAATACAACCACGGCACATACAAAATGAACCGCCATTGTCTGTCCATACTTCGCCGTTTACCGTACCAATGTATTTCACCACATTGCCTTTGTGCATTTCCCTTATTGCTTCGTGGTAATCCATCATGGCAATTCTATCTTATCTTTGAATGTTTGTATTTCAGGACTATCTTCAAAACACAAACAAAACTTGAACTCAAAACAATGTTCATCTATTGGTAAAAAATCAAACTCGGTACAAAAATGTTTATACTTACCAGTAAGTGGTTTACCATAAATGGCAATCGCATCTTCATCAAGTTCTGTCATATCAATCCCAAAGGCTCCGAAAATACACTCCAAAAAGCCTCAAACCATTTTGAATTCGTTTATTCACTTCTTTCATACCATCATAGTCACAAACGTATGTGTGGTTAGGTCCATGTTCCATTTTATACAATTTTGGTTTGCCTTCTGCATCAAATTCACATGGCACCATTTTGTGGTCAATTTCACCTGAACGGAATTGATCTTCCCACGAATCATCAACCAAACATTCAAATGCGAAAATCATTTCATCCAAAACCCATTCATAACGAGCTTCAGCATTACCATCCCATTCCCATTGTTGTTTTGGTAATGCATAGATAGAGCGTAGGTGTTTTGGTGCATCTTCATCATCAATCATTCCATAACCGTGTTTGGTTGCTTTCAGTTGCTTCAACATAGGCAGAATGATAGTTGCCAATGTGTGATCCATTGACCATGTGTCGTAGTAATCGATCTTGACCACATCTTTGTTCCATGGATATTTCTGGCGAACACCATTATACCATGTGAAAAACTTCATCAACCAAGAATCTTTTTCTTCACCGGCCAACCATGTACCAAAGTTATGAACCCAATCTGGTTCATGTTCAAAACCGAATTCGTCTTTTTCTTTCTTTGCCCAAAAGCAAAGTGCTTGAGCCAATTGATATGGCCCAAACCAGTTGATTGGTTTACGTAGTTTTACTTTCATACCTTCATCATTTCTTCAAGGGTAAATACATTCAACGACATATATGGTGACACTTCACAACCCAACATTTGACTTGGATCGCCAATACGGCGAGGACGCATAACGACTTCAAAATCACAATTGTTTGCTTTTTTGAACGCTTCAACACATTCTAAAACGGTGTAGAACTTAGCATGGCCAAGATATTCATAGTATGTTTGTTCTTCTGCACCAACAACACAACTAGGTTTCTCAATAGCCTTTTGAATGGAATGACATATTTCCAATACATGAACGTAATCACGATCCGCAGTACCATCAATTGTGTCATAGTTGTCGCCGTAAACATAGAATACACCAGTCTCTCTTGCTTTAATTAAATTATACATCAATCCATCAGGATTAGTAGGTGCAAAACCAGAATGACCAGCAACATTACCAAATTCAAAAATGGTATAGTTCTTATAGTTCAATTCACAATACTGTCTTACAGTCATTTCAGCAATGTGTTTGCTTTGGCCATAAACATTTCCAAATTCGCTTGCTTGACAAGTAGATGCAAAAATAAAATTGTCATAGTCAACACGTTCTAACATGTTCATAGTGCCAACCGCATTGGTGCGATAATAATCCATCATCGCTTTTTCACCACCACCAACTTGGACAAGTGCAGCAAGATGCACGACAGCATCATACTTACCGTTAATTTGTTTGGCATCCAAAATGTTTTGGTGAATGAATTCATCACCGATGTTCACACCACGATCAACACGATCAAGACCAACCACGTAATACCCTTGAGTTTGCAAGGATTTTACGAGGTGTTGGCCGATATAACCATTAGAACCTGTTACTAGAATCTTTTTCATTCTTCGTCCTTGTAATCGACACTATTAATAAAACTCATCTTTTTATCAATAGGCCAAACTTTCAAATATTCGTTGTCTTTGTTAAATAATTCCATGTAGTCTGTGGCAGAAATTTCCCGTGAGGAGAAAATATTTGTGCCAACGTGCTCTTGTGAGAATTCTTTGAACTCTGTTCGGTGTTCATTCATCACAACTTCGTCAAGCGCATGTTCTTCTTCACGAGCCTCAACCACATACCGCATACGGAATGTGGACATAACTTCAACCATGTACAATTTCTTTTCCATATCAAACCTCACGCAAAATGTAAAAAAACCAAAGCAGCATTCATTGCTGATGCCACAAGATTGAGCCATCCCCAAAGTTTATTTCCATCTTTGAAACGATTGGCTGAAATTGCAAGTGAAAAAATCATACAAACCAAATTCACTAAGAAGAAATATTCCATATTACACCTCAACAGTTAACAATTCAAATTGATCCGCACGGACTTCGTAATTATGATAACCACGAGGATTGCAGAAGATACGGGTAGAACCAATCATGTAATCAAACACATGATGAGTATGGCCATGAGTCCACAATTTGATTTGTGGACGATCCAGAATGAACTCTGTCAAATCTGAACTGTATGCACCATTGACCATCACATCATTTTCATACTGTGGTTTGGTTGATTGCTTACTTGGTGAATGATGGCCAACAACCACATACTTGCGGTCAGTAATACCAACAGCCTTATCAGCATCAAGAATATAATCAATGAACTTCAGCATTGCTTTGTGTTCATCCACAGTATCTTCGGGAATCAGGTTACCCACTTTTTCAATTGAGTTACCATCACCATCACGTAGATATGTGGTGCGTGAACTGTTACGGATGATACGGTAGTCATTCATGTAACCACGAATGGCATTCAATGTCATTGGGTCTTCTTTGTTCATGTCAGT